CCATAAGGGTGAGTGTGCCCGGAAGTGGGAGAGCTTTCACGGCAGCACAAAGCCTGTCACCGAGAGCAGCATTTTCCAGCTGGCCTACAGCCACGGATGGAGCGGCCCCGCGGGCCACGCGCTGGACTGGGGCGACGAGCTCACCACCGGCTCCTCCAGAACGGAGGGGCAGCTGGTGGACCCCCGGTGGGTGGAATCCCACGACCTGGCTCTGCCTGAGCAGTGGGACCCAGTTGACCAGCTCAGACGCTACCTGCAGGCCCTCTTTGAGCAGGACGAGCATGTGGCCTATGTGACCGAGAGCTTCATGGCCGACGACCGCCGCCGCCCCACCAGAGGCTGCTGGGACCGCACCGCAGGCCAGCTCATCGCAGAGCTGGACACCTGCGGCGGGGACATCGGCAAGGTGGTGGGCGACTGCGACCCCGAGGTGGGCGCGTGGATCTGCTTCAATCCGGTGGACGGAACGGGCCGCAAGGATGCCAATATCACCGCCTACCGCTACGCTCTGGTGGAATGCGACAACATGGATCTGGGCAGACAGCAGGCCATCATCAAGCAGCTGGAGCTGCCCTGTGCCGCCCTGGTCTACTCCGGCGGCAAGAGCGTCCACGCCATCGTCAAGGTGGATGCCCCGGATTACACCGAATACCGCAAGCGGGTGGATTACCTCTATGCCGCCTGCCAGAAGAATGGTCTGACCCTCGACCAGCAGAACCGCAACCCCAGCCGCCTTTCTCGGATGCCCGGCATCCTGCGCGGCAGCCAACGGCAGACCCTGCTGGAGACCAACATCGGCAAAAGCTGCTGGGACGAGTGGCGGGACTGGCTGGAAGCCGAAACCGATGAGCTGCCTGATGATGAAGACCTTGGCGAGGAATGCCTTGAACCTCCCGCATTGGCAGAAGCACTAATTGATGGCGTGCTCCGTAAAGGGCACAAAATGCTTCTGGCGGGTCCAAGTAAGGCAGGCAAGAGCTTTGCTTTGATTGAACTGTGCATTGCTATCGCCGCTGGAAAACCGTGGCTTGGACGTTTTAATTGTGCTCAAGGTAAAGTCTACTATGTCAATTTGGAATTAGACCGTGCTTCTTGTATTAACCGCTTCATCGAGGTTTACAAAGCCTTGGGCTATCCAAAAGAGCAAATGCAGACAATTATGCACAATATCCGAATTTGGCATCTTCGTGGCGCATCCGTTCCCATGGACAGGTTAGCGCCAAAGCTCATTCGTCGTGCCAGCAACAAAGGCTACTTAGCGGTTATTATTGACCCTATTTATAAAGTTTTGACCGGCGACGAGAACAGTGCCGACCAGATGGCAAAGTTCTGCAACCAGTTCGACCTTGTCTGTCGTGCGCTGGACTGTGCCGTGATCTACTGCCACCACCACTCCAAGGGTGCCCAGGGCGGCAAGCGCAGCATGGACCGCGCCAGCGGCTCCGGCGTGTTTGCCCGTGACCCGGATGCCATGCTGGATATGACAGAGCTCACCCCCACCGATGCCATCTTGGAACAGCTCCACAACAAGGCCGCCTGCCGTGTGCTCAAGGCCATGCTGGACAAGCGCGGCCATGCCGATGTCTACGGCCCGGACGATGCCCTGAGCAAAAGCCGGATGCTGGCCATTGCCAAAGAACACCTTGGCATGGCCGACTTGCGGGCCATCGATGCACAGATCGCAGCCGCCCAGAAAAAAGCCGACAGCATGACCGCCTGGCGCATTGAGGGCACCCTGCGCGAGTTCGCCCGCTTCGACCCTGTGAACCTCTGGTTCGACTACCCCGTCCACAAGCCGGACACCGGCCTGCTGGAGGATCTGCAGCCGGACAGCGATTACAAGTCACTGGGTACCCGGGGCGCATCCAAGCGCTGGGGCAATAAGGACAAAGTCAGCAAGGACAAAAAGGCCGAGCTGGACACCGCCTTTGAAGCCTGCATGATGGATGGAAAGGTAACGGTCTACTCCATGGCCGAATATATGGGGCTGAAACCGGATACCGTACGCCGTCGTTTGAAAGCGGACGGCGGCTTCTGGATCGACGGCGCGGACATCGGCCGCAAAGAACCCGGCAGCGCAGGGTAAATTACAGCCTGCAATATTTCGCTTTACACATAGTACAAAAACGGTAAAATAGCGGCTATCACAAATCCGCATCCGCTTACGGATTTCGGAAAATAGCGGCTATTTTTCCGAATCCGGGACGGAAAATAGCCTATATATAATATACAAAATCCGTCCGTGTGTGATGGGGTCTCCCAGAGGATGGGGCGAACACAGCCCCCATCCCTCCGGGGAACCCTCCCCATCACGTTGGCCGAACAAAAAAGAAAGAACGAGGTGAAACGAACGTGCAATTTTTGCCCATTGCTCAATTCTTCCTGCCCATGAAGCCGCCCACCACCACCCACAACGCCAAGGAGCTGCACGCCTACATGAAGGGCGGCAAGCCCTGTGCCGTGCTCCACGACAGCGCCGAACTGAAAGCCGCCCGGGCCAAGCTCCACGCCTACCTGGCACCCCATGCACCGGATCAGCCCGTGCCCGCCGGGAAGCCAGTGCGGCTGGTGGTCAAGTGGTGCTTTGCCCCCGAGGGCCGCCCGGACGGCAGCTGGCGCACCTCCAAACCTGATACTGACAATCTGGAAAAGGCCCTCAAGGACGAGATGACCCGCCTGCACTTCTGGCACGATGATGCCCAGGTGTGCAGCGAGATCGTGGAGAAGTTCTGGTCGGCCCCCTGCGGTGTGTTCGTGCGTGTGGAGGTGTGGGGATGACCTACGAAGAGAAGAAGGCCTGGTTGAGAAGGTATCAGCAAGCGAAGCGGCTCGAACAGCTGCGGCTGGATGAGCTGGACACGCTGAAGACAGACGCTTCCAACATGACCCAGTGCCTTTCCGCTGTGCCGGGCGGCGGAGGAGACGGCCAAACATTGCCCCGTGCAGTAGAACGCATCGACGAAGCCCGGGGCGCTTACAAAGCCCAGTGTGAGGAAAGCACCCGCATTCGCAAAGAAATCATCTTTGCGCTACAGCAGCTGGATGATGAGCTTGACTTCACGATTCTGTACCGGAGATATATCTGTGGGCACAAGTGGGAGCTGATTGCTGACCGGCTCTCCCTCGATGTCAGTTGGGTCCTCCGACGACACAAAAAAGCGGTGCAACTTCTGGACACAGACCCATGACGCACTAAAAAGCACTAGTTCAAGTGTGCTATACTCTATGCTGCAAAGCCCAGCAGGAAAGGCATCCTTACTCCCTTCGTGCTGGCGGCCCGACCGGAGGTTTGTTTTCCTCCTCTTGATACGGTTTTCTCCTTTTGCTGCTTAACAGCTTTTTTGCACCGGCCGGGCTTTTCCTGATTACAACTGCCGTTCTGAGCATCCGCTCAGGGCGGCTTTTTTGTACCCTGACAACGAGAGAGGTGGTGAGGATGACCGACAAGCAGGCGCGGTTCTGTGAAGAATATATGATCGACCTGAACGCGACCCAGGCGGCCATCCGTGCCGGATACTCCCCAAAGACGGCCAACGAGCAGGCGGCACGGCTGTTAGCGAATGTTAGTATCCAGAACCGCATCGCACAGCTTCAGGCCGAGCAGAGCCGCCGCACCGGCGTGTCCGCTGACCGGGTGGTGCGAGAGCTGGCCAAGGTGGCGTTCGTCAACGCGGGCGACCTCATCGATGCTAGGACGGCTTCCCTGAAAAGCGATGCCGCACCGGACGATCTGGCTGCTGTGCAGTCGGTCAAGGTCAAGACCTTCGGAGAGGACGGTCTGGAGCAGGAGGTCAAGCTGGCCGACAAGCTGAAAGCCTTGGATCTGTTGGGGCGGCATCTGGGAATGTTCAACGGCGTGTCCGGCGATGCCTCTGATCAGCTGGCCGAGGCCCGCAAGATCCTAGGAGGAGTAGACAGTGTTATCGACTAAGCAGAAAGAATATCTTGCTTCCTGTTCACACCGGTGGAACCTGAAAGTTGGGGCTACCGGTTCCGGCAAGAGCTGGCTGGACTATGCCGTGGTCATTCCCCAGCGCCTTCTGGCTCTGCGGGGTGAGGGCGCAGCGGTAATGCTGGGCAACACACAGGGCACCATCAGCCGGAACGTTTTGGACCCCATGCGAGAGATCTGGGGCGAGGCCCTTGTGGGAACCATCAGCAGCGACAACACTGCCCGGCTGTTTGGCCGCCGGGTCCACATTCTGGGCGCGGACAGCAAAAAACACGTTGCCCGTATTCAGGGCATGACCATCGAGTACGGTTACGGCGATGAGATGACCACCTGGGATGAAGACGTGTTCCAGATGCTCAAGACCCGCCTGCGCTGTCCTCATTCCCACTTCGACGGCACAGCTAACCCGGACAGTCAGGAGCATTTTCTCAAAAAGTTCATCGATGACCCCGAGGTGGACATCTTCTGCCAGACCTCCACCATCGACGACAACCCCTTTCTCCCGCAGGAGTTCGTGGAGCACCTGAAGCACGAGCTGGCCGGGACTGTCTATTACGACCGCTTCATTTTGGGCCACTGGTGCAATGCGTCCGGTCTGGTCTATCCCTTCTTTTCGCTCTGCGCGGATCCTTACCTCTTCCACGGCAGCTCAGCCGGCATCGACGGTCAATTTTATGTGTCCATCGACTATGGCACACATAACCCATGCAGCATGGGGCTATGGGTCATCCATGACGGTAAGGCCCTGCGTATCCGGGAGAGCTATTTTGACAGCCGGAAAGAACGTGTGCAGCGCACCGATGAGGAGCACTACGCCGAGCTGGAACGGCTCACAAAAGGCTATTACATTCAGGCTGTGTGTGTAGATCCGTCTGCCGCGTCTTTTATCGAGACCATCCGACGGCACGGCAGGTATCAGGTCATCCCCGCCGACAACGACGTTCTGAACGGGATCCGCTGCGTAGCTTCCATGATGCAGGCCGGACTTGTCCGGATCCATGAAAGCTGCACCGATTCCCGCCGGGAGTTCGGCGCATATTCCTGGGACGACAAGGCCAAGGAGGACAGGGTCGTGAAAGAGAACGACCATGCCATGGATGATATCCGCTATTTCTGTTACACGATATTCGCCCCGCTCATCCGCTGGGCAGATTGGAGAGCCAAGTAATGTTTGACAAACTGCTTTCGTGGCTGCGGGAGAAGGCCCGGCTCTGGTTCGGGGAGGACACTCCCATCAGCGTCAGCGTGTCTGCCCCCATGGAGAGTGCCATCACCCTCTGGGCACAGATGTACGATACCGGCGGCCCATGGTGTCACGGCGGCAAAGACCCGCTGCACAGTCTGGGCCTGCCGCAGAGCATTGCCGCCGAGCTGGCCCGGCTGACCACACTGGAAATGGAATGCCTTGTCTCCGGCAGTGCCCGGGCGGACAGCATCAATGCGCTGCTCAAACCCTTTATTGCAGACCTGCGCATTCCCGTGGAGTACGGCTGTGCCCTTGGTGGGGTACTGTTCCGGCCCTATCTCGACCCTGAGGGCCGCATCCAGATTGATGTGGTGCAGGGGGATTGCTTCTGTCCCACCCGCTTTGATAGCTCCGGACGTATGACCGGGGCTATTTTTTACGATCATCTTGTAAGGGGTGGCCGCATCTACACCCGGCTGGAAAACCACGAGTTTTCCGGCGGGAAATATACCGTCACCGTCAAGGCGTTCCGTTCCATGACAAGCGCTGACATCGGTGTCGAAGTTCCGCTGACCGACGTTGCGGAGTGGGCTGCACTGGCCCCGCATACGGAGTTCACCGGCGTGAGCAGGCCGCTGTGGGGCTATTTCAAGGCTCCCAAGGGCAACGCCGCTGACCGGCATTCCCCGCTGGGTGTCAGCGTGTACGCTCCGGCAGTGGACATCATCCGGGATGCAGATGAGCAGTATGGCGCACTGCTCTGGGAGTACAGCGGCGGCCAGCTGGCTCTTGATGTAGACCAGACCGCCCTGCGCCCGGGCTCTGACGGCGGTTCCACGATGCCCCTGCGGGAACAGCGGCTCTACCGCAACTGGATCAATGGCAGCGTCTCCGGTGGTCGGAACCTTTACGAGGTGTTTGCCCCCACCCTGCGGGATGAGAGCTATCGCAAAGGGCTGGATGCCATGCTCAAGCGCATCGAATTCCAGTGCGGCCTTGCCTATGGTACTTTGTCTGATCCGCAGAACGTTGATAAGACCGCTGAGGAAATCCGCAGCAGCAAACAGCGCAGCTACACCACCGTGAAGGACTTGCAGCGGGCCCTCGGCACAGCACTCACCGATCTGGTCTATGCTGTGAACGTCCTGCTGGATGCCGCATGGCACAGCGGTGCGTCGGTTCCTCTGCCGGGCGAGTGCAATGTAACCTTCGATTTCGATGATTCCATCATCTCAGACCCCAAGGAGCGCAAGCAGATGTTTTGGGGATACGTTACCGCCGGGAAGTTCCCGTTCTGGCGGTATCTGGTGGAGTTCGAGGGATACAGCGAGGCAGACGCAAAGGCCATTGCCGCCGAAGCCGATGCCGAAAACAAGCAGCCTGAGCTGAACTTCGGCGGGGGTGCCTGATGCTGGCCCCGGACTATCTCGACCACGCACCCGACCGGCTGGTGCTTTTATTTCAGCAGGTCGAGGATGATATCCTGCGGGACGTGGCCCGGCGCATCTCCAAAATGGAAGCCCTGACCCCCACGGCAAACTGGCAGCTGTGGCGGTATGAACAGACCGAAGCCCTCCGGCAGGACGTGGTAAAGAAGCTGGCCCGCTACACCGGCAGGAGCGAAGCCGAGATCCGGCGGCTCATGCAGGAAGCGGCCACCCGGGCCATGGAAGCCGAGGACGAGATCTATTATCACTACGGCAAGGAGCCCACGCCTTTTGCCGACAATGCCACCCTGCAGGCCCTGCTCAATGCGGGTTACCAGCAGACGGCGGGGACCTTCCACAACTTGACTGCCACCACGGCCAACACCGTCAGCGGCCAGTTTGAAGCCGCCCTCGACCGCGCCCATCTCAAGGTGAGCAGCGGTGCGTTCGACTACAAGAGCGCCGTCAAGAGCGCGGTGGACAGTCTGGCCGACACCATGAAGTACGTTACCTACCCCACCGGCCACACCGACACGCTGGAAGTTGCCGCAAGAAGATGTGTTCTCACGGGGGTAAATCAAACCTGCGCAAAATTGCAGTTAGAACGTGCGCGGCAGATGGGCGTTCGCTACGTTCAAGTAACGGCGCATGGTGGAGCCAGACCCAGTCATGCAGAATGGCAAGGAAAAATTTATGCCCTGAATGGTTTTCATTTGTAAAAGCCTTGACTTGTTGCTAACAACATGGTATAGTGTTGTTAGCAACAAGGAGGTGAACTGGTGACTGAAAAAAGTCGTGCTGAATACTTTCGTGAACTCAGAAAAACCAAAAAACAGCTGGTTTTCCTTGTTGATAAGGACAAAGCTGAAGCTCTTGACGAAAAGCTCTCCAAGCAAGGAGAGGGCCGTACAGAGTGGTTTAGACGAGTTCTTGACGAAGAACTCAGCAAATAAAAATAACCGCAAGCTGGAAGTTTGGACGCCAACAGCTTACGGTTATTCACAACACCAGAGGAATTGCCATCTGGTAAATCTATTATACCATTCGGCAACACCTCTTACAAGAGAATAAGAGGTCAAAATTATGAACGCAATTCTCTGCACCCCGGTTGAAGCCGTAAAGTACCGGAACTCTCATACTCCTCAAGAACTGGCTTGGGCCAAGGATATCGCTGATTTGTACTGCGCCCGTCCTCTGAAAAGTGATGCCACTCAGTTTTACACTTTCTTGGCTGATATCTTCATGGCAGGTCGTATCAGTGGCGTGCGTGAAGAGCGGGCTCGCCGGAAAAGGGGTACCCACTGATGGGAAAATTCATTGATTTAACCGGTCAGCGGTTCGGAAAGCTTGTTGTTAAAGAACGCGCACCCAACAATCGTTTTGGAGGGGCTCGCTGGCTTTGTCAATGCGACTGTGGCAATACCACAGTAGTTGCGGGTCAAGAGCTACGCCGAGGCGGCACAAAATCCTGCGGCTGTCTGAAAGGAATCCATCCCATCAAGGATTACACCGGTCAAAAAATTGGAATGCTTACCGTTTTACGCCGTGCAGATAAAAACATTGACCAACGGCCTGCATGGGTTTGTCAGTGTTCCTGTGGAAATGTCGTCACATTACGGTCAGGGGTTCTAAACGCCGGTCAAAAGTCATGCGGCTGTATGCAAGGTGCTGGAAGCGGAACATCTACGGAAAAGCTTTTCCGAAGAAGCCACAACAACCGGCTTTATAATATCTGGGCTGGAATGAACTACCGGTGTACAAATCCAAAGTTTTCGCACTGGCAGGATTACGGTGGAAAAGGTATCCGTGTATGTGACGAATGGAAAGACAACTTTCAAGCATTTGCCGAGTGGGCTATTGCTCACGGGTATGCATCGAATCTTGAAATCGACCGCATTGACAGCAACGGAAATTATTGTCCAGAAAATTGCCGCTGGATAGACCACAAGGACAATTCCAGAAATAGAGGTGTCAAGCGCTTAAACAAAACCGGTGTAACCGGCGTTACATGGCGCAAAGCCCGCTCTGGCGATGGCGGTTCATGGAGAGCCGGTATTGTAGTTGACGGCAAAAACATCAGCCTTGGAACTTATGCCAATTTTGATGATGCCGTAGCCGCCCGCAAAGAAGCCGAACTGAAATACTGGAGTAAACAAAACTGAATAGCTGAGAGAGCATCCGAAAGGGTGCTCTTTTTGTTGTAGGGGGTGATGCAGTGAGTTCTGACAATTTTGACTATCCCGATTTTATATCCAGCACAGGATATGGAACAGGTGCAGGTTTATGTGGTTGGAACTGTTAGGAGCCGTCACACCTTCTTTTCCATCTTCCCGGAGCTGGGTGCACCGCCTGCATGGACACAGGAGAGCTTGGAAGCCCTCAACGCCCGGGACATCGAGTACAACGGCGGCAGATACACCCGGTACGAGATCAGCCAGATGCAGCGGGCCCGGGAGCGCACCGTGCGCAAGTACAAGCGCCGGTATCTGGCTGAGGATGCCGCCGGGGCCGACACCACCGCCAGCGCGGTGAAGCTCCGGCAGGCCCGTCAGGAGCTGGCCGACTTTATCAGCGCCACCGGCGGCAGGGCGGACAGCGCCCGCACCAGCGTGGCAGGCTTTGGCAGGAGCGAGGGCAGCAAGGCAACGTGGGCGGCGAAGAAGCAAGAGCCACGCGGCATTCTTCAAAAACTCAATTTTTCTGATAGTGTTTCACAGTCTGAGCGTGAAGGCATTGAAAAAGAGCTTTCCGTCATTCCTCAATGGCAGCGCGATAAGGCTGAAAGCATCATCAACAAGGTCGTAATGACAGAGAAAGATGCCGCTGGAAGCGGCTATTATTATCCAGACAAAACGCTTTATCTTCACCCTGAGCGCAAAAGCGGTGATGTTATTCACGAGTATGGCCACGCATTGGAGATTTCCCTCGACCTGCGGCACAACTCCAAATACATCAGCATCCGAAAATCCGGGATTGATGTTGAAGATTTTTCTAAAATCGTGTATGATGACAGTACCTATACACAAGCGATTTATCTTCTTCAGAACAGCAAATTCATTTCTGAGTATCAGGGACGGCTATATGAATCTCCCACGGATGGAATTTTTAAAGCCGGAACGATGCAGATCAATGAAGATATGCTGAAGGAATATTTCAGTGAAGGGTATCGCGCTTTTTATCAGGAGCCCTCTGCCCTGAAAGAGAAAGACCCGCAGCTCTATCATTTTATCGAGGGATTGAAAGATGACAAAAAGTGAAGTGCTTCTGCTTGATGACCCCTCTGCAATCTGGAACGAAATGCAAAAGAATCCGGCATTGCGAACAGATGGAGATGTCTGGCTGCACATGACCCGCCTGTCAGCCAAGCAAGACCGACAGTGGTCTCGGGAAGCGTATGGCGACCCGGAAGCGTATCTGTATATGGACTTAAACAAAAAGAAGTGAGGTGTCATCATGGAAGATTTTCGTGTCATCTACCGCATTTTGAAGTATTTGCAGCAAAGCATGGACTTTGAGGAGTTCGATTGCGCTGGTTTTACTGCCGAGCGCTTCGGTACGAATCCGAACCGGTTTCAGGCACTTTTGATTCAGCTGCAGAAAGCAGGTTACATTGAGGGCCTGAACATCGTCCGCTACATTCGCCAGCCGGAGCGCATCGAACCACCCATGGAACCTCATATCACCTTACAGGGGCTTGAATATCTTCAGGAAAACAGTCTGATGAAAAAGGCCGCCGCATTTGCAAAGGGTGTTAAGGAAATCGTCCCCGGCATCTGACAACCAAATACCGCAAGCGTCTTTGCTCGTTTGAGCAGGGGCGCTTTTTTCATGCCGTTTTAGCTCAGATGGAAGAGCGCCGGTCTCCAAAACCGGATACCGCAGGTTCAAGCCCTGCAAACGGTGCCATGTTCCCGACATTTGTGTCGGAAGCAACCATCGCGGCGGGCAGCGCGTACCCTGCCCGGGATCCATGCGGAAGGCGAACCGCGTTACAAAACCGAACGGATCCATTCGTCAAACATTGACCAGAAAGGAGCACTCAACATTGAAACGTGAAGATGTGAGCAAAATCATCCCCGGTATCACGCCGGAACAGCTGGACAGCATTATGAACCTGCACGGCGCTGACATCACGGCAAAGGCCAATGAGATCACGACCCTCAAGGCCGAAAAGACCACCCTGACCGAACAGCTGAACACTGCAAACGGCAAACTGGAGGGCTACGACCCCGAGTGGAAGGCCAAGGCAGAACAGGCCAAGACTGACGCTGCCAGCCAGGTAGCCGCCCTCGAAAAGGGCTATGCGCTGGAACGCAAGGCCGCCGGGTTGAAGTTTTCCAGCGAGAGCGCCCGTAAGGCATTCCTTGCCGAGGCAAAGGCCCAGAATTTTGCTATGAAGGACGGCGAGATCCTGGGCTTTGATGATTATGTCAAGACCTTCAAGGCCGCAGACCCCAGCGCCATTCTGCCGGACGGCGGTATGGTACAGTTTTCTACCTCCGCACCGGGCGGCAACCGCCAGCCCGCAAACGCACATGAGGCCGCAAATGCTGCATTCCGCGCAGCGTTCGGCCAGAAAGGTTGATTATTATGGCTATTGATGCAATCGCCCGCAATAAGGCTGAGGCCCTGATCCGGGAGCAGCTGGTGAACACCATCCAGCAGGATGTGCCCAAGAGCTCCATCGTGATGCAGCTGGGTACCCGCCTTGCCAACATGACCTCCAACCAGACCAAGATCCCCGTGCTGTCCATGCTGCCTCTGGCATACTGGGTCAACGGTGACACCGGCATGAAGAAAACCAGCAAGCAGGAATGGGACAACGTCTACATGACCGCCGCAGAGCTGGCTGTCATCGTTCCTGTGCCCGAGGCCGTTCTGGCAGATTCCTCCTTTGACATCATGGGCGAGGTACAGCCCCGCGTCCGTGAGGCCATGGGCGCAAAGATCGACAACGCCATCCTGTTTGGCGGTGACCGTCCCACCGAGTGGACGACCGACGTGCTGACCCTTGCCGCAAAGAACAAGGTCACCGGCCCCATCGACTACACCAAGCTGCTGGGCAAGGATGGTCTGTTCTCCAAGGTCGAAGCTGGCGGCTTCGGCGTGGATGCCGTGGTGGGCGACCTGACCGCCAAGGCAGAGCTGCGCGGCCTGCTGGATACCAATGGCCGCCCGCTGTTCCGCTCCGATATGCAGGGTGCAACCACCTACGCGCTGGACGGTGCGCCCATGTACTTCCCCGAGAACGGCGGCTTCGATGCTTCCAAGGCCCAGCTGATCGCAGGCAACTTCAAGAAGCTGGTGTACTCCATCCGTCAGGATGTCACCGTGAAGCTGCTGGATCAGGGCGTGATTCAGGATCCCTCCACCAAGGAGATCGTCTACAATCTGGCCCAGCAGGATATGGTGGCCCTGCGCGTTGTGATGCGTATGGGCTGGGCACTGCCCAACCCCGCCACCCGCATGAACGCAGACTGCTCCAAGGTTCCGTTCGCATTCCTGACCGCTGCGGCTGTCGCAGCATAAGGAGGCCCCCATGCTTTACTGCACCTACGACCAGTACCAGACAGCGGGCGGTACGCTGGACGAAGCCGCGTTCACGCCGCTGTGCTTCCGGGCCTCGAAGCTCATTGACCGGGCCACCTTTGGCCGGGCCGAAGCCCACACCAAAGGCTGCGCCGACTGTGCCGAAGCTTTGGCCATGGCCTGTGCGTCCATCGTGCAGAGCCTTGAACGGGCCGAAGCGGCACGCGCTGCCACCGGCTATGCGCCGGGCGTGACCAGCGTCAACAACGACGGCTTTGCCGTGACGTTCTCCGACGGAGCACTGGCCGAAAAGCAGGTCGCCGAAGCGTACAGCATTCTTTCCGGCTGCCTGGGGCACGACCCCCACGGCCTGCTGTATCGGGGGTGTTTCTGATGCAGTGCAGCGTTACCGTTGTGAACCTCATCCACGACACCGCCACCGAGATCGACCGGCCTGTCTGCCACGTCATCCCCGGGTGCAGCTGGCGGGAGAAGCTGGACACCTCCGGCGGCGACCCCCAGCGGACAGTCCATGTCCGGCTGCCCCCTGCCGCCGGGTATCTGCCCTATTTCCAGTGGGCAAAGCTCCCGCCCGGGGAAAAGGCGGCACACTGGACGCTCAAGCGGGGCGGCAAGCTCATCTGCGGCGCTGTCCGCAGCCTGACCGAGGCCGAGTATGCCGCCCTCGAGAAAACACACATCTGCTGCACGGTGGCGGCGGTCTCCGACAACCGGGAACCGCTGCTGCCGCATTTTCATGTAGAGGGGAGCTGAGGAAATGAGCAAGCCTGTTTTTGATCAGCCCTACGGCCTGCGCTACAAGGTGGACGGCGTTCAGATGCAGCTTTCCTGGCGGCCTGACTTCGGTGCCGAAAAGACTGCTGCCCTGCAAAAGGCGCAGTATGCCATGGCACAGGAAGCGGCCCGGCTCATCGACAGCTATGTTCCGCTGGACACCGGCACACTGAAAAACAGCGTGCAGACTGCTTCCAAGTATGACGAGGGCCTTTTGGTGTACAACACCCCCTACGCCCGCAAGCAGTATTACCTGCACGCCGAGGGCAGCGACCTGCGCACCTTCATGGGCAACAAAGAACGTGGGCAGGAAGCCGACAAGTACAAAGGTCTGCGCGGCTCCTACTGGGGCCAGCGGGCACTTGCAGACATGGGAGAGCATCTGGCCCTTTATGCGACCCGTGCCGTTACCATGTTCTGGGGAGGGATGGGCCACTTATGAGCGAGAAAGCCACCATCACGGCCATGCGGGAGTGGCTCAAGACCTGCCCGCTCATCGCCGAAGAACAGACCGAGAACGGGGCAGCATTCCGTATCTCCGGGCTTTCCCCGGAGCCGGTGGCCGAGTTTTCCATTGAGGATTCCCCCACAGACCCTGTGCTGACCACTTATTTCTCCGGCAGGAACATGGCCAAAAGCTATGTATTCCTGAGCCGTCGGGAATACAGCGAGGCCCAGAGCACCCAGATCGCCAACAGCGGCTTTTTTGAGCAGCTGACCGACTGGGTGCTTGCCCAGAATGACCGGCATAACCTGCCCCAGCTGGAAGCCCCAAAGCAGCCCCTCAGCGTATCGGTCACCGCATCGGGCTATATCGTTACCAGCAGCGCCGGAAGCTGCAAAATGCAGATGCAGCTCCGGCTCGTTTATTACCAACCGAAAGGAGTTTCAACATGACTGTTACTGAAGCTGTTACCGCCTCCGGCATCACCCCCAGCGCCGACTACAAGGGCATCGAGAACACCGATGACTTTGTGCTGGCCATCTGCACCGAGGCCAGCAAGAAGGATGCCGTCAAGGATTGGACCGTCTGTGCCGACCATGTGCGGGAGCACAGCGGCGCACTGAACGCTTCCACCTCTGACAATACCTACATCCGCACCGGCCCCGTTACCACCAAGGGCAGCGTTCAGCGCACCCTCGCCATCAACGGCGACCGTTGCAAGGGCGATGCGTTCCAGGACTTCATTCTGGGCCACGAGATGATCTATGGCTTCGGCCAGAGCGTCATCCTGCCCTACATCTATTTCTCCCTGCGCACCGGCAAGGGCGAGAAGGGCGAAGCCGCATTCATCGTCACCAGCGACGTGGGCGGCTCTGCCGGCGCAATCGCCACCTTTGCCTGCGATGTAAAGGGCATCGGCACCCCTGCCAAGTTCGACTATTCTACCGCTGCGGCAGGCTGATCCTGCCCGTAGCTCCGTGCCCTCGTCCTGACCGGCGAGGGCTTTTTTGATAGGAGACGACCATGAAGATCTTTGATAAGGAATTTGCGTTTTCCAGCCTGAACGCCAACGATATCGAGCGGCTGGAGCAGGCAAAGGCAAAGCTGGAAAAGGCCGAGGAGGCCGAGCGTCAGCGTGCACAGCAGACCCCTAACATGAGCTATGCCGAGGGTATCCGCGGCCAGTGCCGCATCGTGGAAGCGTTTGTCGATGATGTGCTGGGCAAAGGTTCTGCGGCTGCTCTGGGGCTGGACGGCAATGACCTGGGCAAGGCCCTTACCGTGATGACCGAACTGACCCGGGCTGCTAATCAGGAAAAGCAGAAGTTTGACCCCAGCCTTCTGGCTCCTCAGCTGAACCGTGAGCAGCGGCGCAAGGCAAAGCGCCGCCGTCATCATGGCTGACATCCTGCTGGAACCACTGCCTACCGAGTGGGAGGGCCGCGCCATCGACCCGGACTTTCGGCCCATGGTCTGGCTGTCGAACCAGTATCAGCGCAAGCGGGAGAAAAAGGACACCCTTGCCTTTGCGCAGGAAGCGTTCCGGCGCTTCTACCGGGAGCCGATTCCGCCCCAGCTGGCCCCGGAGGCCTATGAAAGTTTACTGCGCTTTTACCACGGGGCCGACCCGCCCGGACGTTCCGGCGGCAAAGGCAGCGGTTCCGGTGAGCTTGCCATGGATTTTGCCTGTGACGCGGACTATCTGACCGCAGCTTTTCAGCAGGCTTACCACATCGACCTTACGGCAGAGCGCATCCACTGGTGGCGGTTTCTGGCTCTGCTGCGGGGGCTGCCGGAGGAAACCACCATGGCGAAGATCATGTCCTGGCGCACGATGGACACCTCCGGCATGGAGGGCAGGCAGCGCCAGCAGTACGAGGACCTGAAGGAGACCTTTGCCCTGCCCAAAGAACTGCGGCACACCCGGACGGCAGTCACGGTGGCCGACCACAATGCCGCCTTCCTGCAGCGGCTCAGGCATGGCGATGACGAGGAGGTGAGCGCCCCCAATGGCTGATTTCAGTATTACGGGTGATGTCCGGCTGAACAGCGACCCGGCAGAGCAGAGCGTCAATAAATGGACGGTAGCCGCCGGGCAGATGATCGCCGATTTCGCTAAGAAAGCCGCCGATGCCCTGCTGAGCGTGGTGAAGAGCGGTCTGTCCTACAACCGGGACATGGAGAGCTACCTCACCAATTTCAAGGTCATGCTGGGTGACGAACAGCTTGCCGCCGAAAAGCTGGAAGAGATCCGCAAAATGGCAGCATCCACACCCTTCACCCTGTCTGATCTGACTGAGGGAACCCAGACCCTGCTGCAATTCGGCATTGCGGCAGACGACACCACCAACGTGCTGCAGATGCTGGGCGACATTTCTCTGGGCAACGCAGACAAGATGCAGACCCTTGTCCGGGCCTATGGCAAGATGTCCAGCGCCCAGAAGGTCACGCTGGAAAACGTGAACATGATGATTGACGCGGGTTTTAACCCGCTCAATCAGATCTGCGAGGCCACCGGCGAAAGCATGTCCGACCTGTACAAGCGCATCTCGGATGGCAAGGTGGGCTTTGAGGAATTGCAGGCCGCTGTGGAAGCTGCCACCAGTGAAGGCGGGCAGTTCTACAACGGTATGCTGGAAGCCAGCCAGACCTTCAACGGACGGCTGTCTACCCTGCAGGACAACGTGGCTGCCCTTACCGGCAAACTGACTGACGGCCTGTTCTCGGCTCTTGGCGACCTCATCGTCAAGACCAACGAGCTGGTGGTCTCCATCACGGAGGATGACCAGAAGCTGGCCAAACTGAAAGACACCATTGGTCTGGTCATCACCGTTGTCACCTCTGCCGGCGTGGCATTTCTGACCTACAAGGGCTACCTGACCGCCACCTCTGCCGCTACGGTGGTACAAACAGCTGCGACTACTGCCCTTGCTGCCGCCCATAAAGCTGCCGAAGGCGGGGCGACCGGTCTGGCTGTTGCTCAAGCGGCACTCAATGCCGTGATGAAAGCAAACACGGTCGGAATCGCCGTCTCTGTGGTGGCTGCTCTTGCAGCGGCCCTTGTGACTGCCTATCAGACCAGTGAGACCTTCCGCAACTTCGTGAGTGGGGCATTTCAGTTCGTCGCCAATATCGCCCAAAGCACCATCGGTGCGGCCATCGGCTGGCTGGACAAGCTCAGTTACAAGCTGAACAGCTTTCTCGGGAAGGATGGTTATACCGGCTTTTCCAGCTACGATGACTACAAAGCAGACAAGGATGCACAGGCTGCAGCGGCCACTTCCAAAGCCAACCGGGAGGCACGGCACAAGGCAGCCCAGGCCGGGCAAGGCATCAGCACCAAGAGCTGGACGGAACTGCAAGAGGAGGCCAAAGCTGCACAAAAGACCACTGAGCAAGCGGCCAGTGCTGTTTCTGCATCCTCGAAAAAGGCCAGTTCTTCCGCCAAAAAGGCTGCATCTGAGGTAGTGAACTCCATTACCTCCACCAGCACGCAGATTGAGAACGGGGTCACCCGTACCACCGAAACGGTCCATGAGACCCTGAAAAACGGCACAAAACAGCAGAAGCAGACCGTCACCGAAACCAGCCGTCAGATGGTGGACGGGGTTCTCTCGGACGTTAAAACCATCACCACCACGGCAGCGGACGGCAGCCAGAAGGTCACCCAGAGCATCGAGGCAGTCCGGGATGTGGTATCCACCACTAAGGACACCCAGACCGCCCTCGTAGACGGTGTAAAGACCACCACCGAGACCACCACGAAACTGCTGGCCGACGGTTCTGAACAGGTCGAACAGACGATCACCGCCACCGGCACTGAAATCATCGACGGCGTGCAGCGCACGGCACAG